CTTGGGCTTGGTTGTAATAATTACCTGCTTGCCCATAATACTTGTCTAATTGTTCTTGGCCTTTCTGGTAGCCCTTTCCGGGACTTAAAAAACTTGATAGCCAGCTCATAATATATCCTTATACAATGACAAACCCTATAGTTTGTGTACTCAACGTAATCCATGTCGTATTCGCTAACACACACATAATTTCTATACTATCGTACCGTGACGAAGATGCAACGCTTGTCGAAGCGCTAGCCCCAACGTCCGCAATCTCAATTGTTTGACCGGCGCCTGTTAGCAATATCCAACCCCCAGCACCTTGGCCACCAATCGTTACCCTATCACCAACCGCAGCACTTGCAGGCAATTGAAACGATGTTTGTGCCACATTAGTTGGCACATAACGCGAATCAATTTCAACGTCTTGCGCAATACCTGCCACCACGTTAGTTGACATAATAGCGCTTTGTATGTCTGCAATATCTTCGTTTAAGTTATCAATTAAATTCGCAATCCACTGGTTAAATTGATAACTAAATTCATTGTTAGCCAACGGTGCAGAATCTATTCGGTTTAAAAATAACATTAGTTTGCACCCCCACTGGCACGCCGTGAATTACGAACCGCGCCTAAGATAACAACAGGCGATGAACTAACGCATACAAGCCTATAGCAACGGTTGCGGCTAATAGATAGCTCATACCAACGCATACGCCAACGGTATTGTCCAAGTCGGCTAAATTCGCGCAAATCAGCGCTTGTAAACGTAACACCACCATCATCTGAGTAATACAATTCAATGTGTGGTTTAAATAGGGCGTTGTAATGTTGGTCGTCAAAGGTAGGCGTGTTACTACCTTCGGCAATAATAAAGGCATCATCTTCGGTTAACAGATAGACAGGTACTTCGGGAGTTGAGGTTTCATCTACTATATAAACCGTATTAAGAAACGGAGCATTGCTCTTATAAAACGTCTTATCGCCAAATACAAAGTCAATCTCAACGTAATCATCGATAAACTCCGAATAATCCTGGGCAAACAATTGACGTGTTACCAACTCATAACGCATAGGGTATTTTAAAAATGCATCAACCGCTTGAACATCGGTTTGATCGGGGTTTCTCAATTCATTGTAATAAATATTGCCGGCCATCTGATAAAGGGCGGTATCCGCTTGAACAGTTACAATATGCTGGTTATTGAAGTAAATATGCTTTTGAATACGACAGCGCTCACCGTTTAACTCAATAACACGACCCCACGTACCGGTTTCAAAGTTATACTCAATAGAATTGGCAGAATCTTCAATATCCAAGATACCAAAATCAAGGAATGTACCGGCTGATACCCTATAGAAAATTGTATTTTCGTATTGGTATAAGAATCCGTCTGAATTATTGGTTAAAAACGGGCTTAACCCGTCTTGAACAACGGACTGCTCTAACAATACGTTAACAGCTTGAGATGATATATCTTTAGGTTGCTGGCCGTCTGACATCATAAAACTTACAAGGCCGTTGCTATTTTTAGCAAGCCATACCATACGCCCAAAGTCTACGGATAGACTTAAGGGATCGGCAATTCCATAATCCCAGTTATACGATGTGTTTAGCTTCCAAGGAAACTCGCGTGTTACCCCTGCAACCGTAATCTGGGTAACAATATTCGCCCACACATCGGTAATAAAATCGCATAATATATACAATTGGTTGTGTAATACAGCAAATTGCCCAATAATTCCTGACGCTTGAGCAAACAGGGCTGCGCCGTTTACTGTCCAACAGGTGTTTAGGTTTAAAACCGATCCGCCTAAGTTAATTTCGCTAAGCGTAAAAGTAGGTGTATTTTTGGTGCTTACTACAAATCTATTTCCAAAAGCTGCCACAAACATAGGGTTAGTTGGTGCGTTTGGATCGGTAACCGTGCCCATCGTAACTGTTGCACCGCTTTCGGTAATGACATGAATGTTGGTTTCATCGGTTAATACAGCATAGGTAATCGTGCCAACGGATAAAAACGCAAACCATAATGTTCCTGTAAGCGCCACATTTCCAATAAACTTTTGATTATAGAAACGGTCGTATTGAAAGACACGCGTACCTACAATAACGTAAAAAAAGTTAATAGTACGGTATATTTCACGCGGCTCTGCATCAAATATAAGCCTATTTTCGCCTAAAAATTCAATGTGCTTGCGACCCATCGCAGGGTATAACGCTTGTTGTTTTTTACCCGAGTCAATTTGTACGCCATACCAGTTAGCGCAATCCATAGCGCCAAATTGGGTAAAGCGTTGTTTATCGAAATAGCAAAATATAGGTAATTGTTCTATAGGCATTAGATACCTGCCCTAACGCGCCATGCGCCGTTGAGCAAGTCTTCCCGATCGCCTGTAATAGCTAAGTTAACTTCAGAGGCTGACTGTATTACATCGGTGGCCTGTACTAGCATATCTTCTAGTTTTGCAGTCCATGAATCAGCTCGCCCTTTATACATAGCCACGTCTTTAGCGCAAGCAAGTAGAAAAAACCGCTGGTAATAAGCAGGTAATGAGTCTATTGAATCGTTAGCCGTTAATTCGCTTAATTGAAATTTACCGCGCGCAAAGAATTGAAAAAATTGTGAAGGGGCTGGGTATAATTGCGCCCGGACAATTTCTGTCTCAGGGAAAACAATGATAAATCGGGGTAAGCCTTGAAGCGGCTCATATTTCCATGATGCTAAAAATTCATCGCGTGATTCGTTGATTAAAGGATAGGTTACGCCGTCTAATTGAAGCCATGCGCTGTTTAGGTTTGCAAGGCGTCCTTCTTTAATGTAGACCACGTTTGGATCTGTATTATCATGAGTAAACGTAAGATTGGATAACCCTGTAATCGTTGCGTTATTGTCTAGGGTAATCACGTTACCGAAAATTGATAAAATAGAGGTTGATGCTGGAATGCCAAGCCCTGTAACCGCATCGCCTACTTGATATAAACCGCCGTTTACTACGTCAAACGTAGGGAGGCCGGTTGTTAAAGTCACTATTTCGGTTTGGGTTGTTATAGTTGGAAAATTTCTATCGGTAAAATAAATTTCTTTTATGGGTAAATTAACGGGAACCGAAACCGTTTTAGCAATGGTAATCATTAGGCCGTTAGAGGCGTAATATTGCAACAATTGATTTAAAACTTGGATACCAAGCTTTTGATCATCACCGTGTAATGGCACTGTTGGATTGGAGGCGTTAATAAGCCTATAAAATTGAAATACAAATTCCCTTACAGTGGCCATGAATCATTTCCTTTTCCCTTTAGGCTTTGGGTTGATCAGGTTTTTTAAGACACCGCCTTCTTCAGGCTCATCTTCCTCTGTAGGAACTTCATCCACCGAGGCAAACCATAAACCTGTCGCCAACTGATTCTCGAACTCATCCCATGAGTTCACGCATTTTTGAAGATTATCGCGCCCGTAAATAAAAGCACGAAATCCTTCCTTGGAAACTAACCGTCCTAAATACTCAACTTCTTGTCCCTGCATTTGTACAACCTCCGTGTATATAAGGGCGTATTGCTACGCCCTCCAATCCTTAAGAGCAGATTCGGACTGCAAACTCAGGGTTAATTGCCACACCGCATATTAAGTCAATACGGTCTAGCTGTTCGTAGTTACGGATATCAGCACCTAAACTGTATGTCATAGACAATTTGTAAAGGTCGGAATATCGTGTAACCGCTTCAACACCACCTCTTAATTCTTTCAAAGGAGGAGCTGCGAACACTACAGCTTGCGTATGATACGCAAGTGATACGTTATGTGAGGCACGTAACAATAATTGAGCGCCGTTAGGAATAGCCGCTGAAATATTTTGACGCGCACCCGATATAACAATCGTTGGGTTAACAGGGATAGTTGCTGTATTACCACCGGCAGAAATTACCTGTGCTGTAACAACAAACTGCGCACGTTGTTCCAAAGCATCGTATGTCAAAGGGTTAACCATGAATACGCCAGCTGCATCATCAACTTCAATAATGTCGCCTTCTTGGAATACAATAGTACCGGGCGCTTGACCTAAACCTGTTACAGAGATGGTATTGCCATCAATTACAGGGCCACCTGTTACCGTACCTGCTAACAAGAATCCTGCAGGAGGAGAACCACCCAATTGACCTGCACCGGCTATTTGACGTGTCAAGAAATTAGTCTTGAAGAAATCAAATCCTGACAAGTGACCAATAAATCCGTCAATCAACGCACCAGTGTTAACCGTGTTGTTGAATACGTTATACAAGTCGTTAGAAAGGTTAGCCGCTATACGAGGTGCAACCGCTGAATAACGTTTACCGTCTTCGGGTATTGCAAGCTCTGTCATGTACGCATCAGCGGTTAGGATGGTATTAAAGTCAACCGGAACCCCTGGAGTACCTACAGCTTGATAAGTTTTCTTTTGGAAATCGTTAGCGATGAATTTTTCAACCATATTCGCTAAACGTTTTGCACGAGGCGCGTTCGCCATTTCTAAATAAGGCTCATCGCGCGCACGATCGAACGTCAGGTTAAACCCTGTGTATTCGATCATAGTACGGAATTGCTTAGTAATTGAAAGGGGACGAATAACCTGTACACGAGCTTCGGAGGTGGCTGTAGCACCTTCACCAGCTAAATAGCGCTCTTCCAAACGGTAATCAATAGTTTGGCCGGTTGCAAATTTAAGGTTTTTAAAATCGGATTCTAAGTTTCGGTTAGCAGTTCTAGCAAATGCCAAACTGTTCCAAAATCGTACAAATACGTCGTCAAGGACGTACTGCGTTTCTCTAAAGACGTTAGCCATTGTTCTCTCCGTGAACAAAATCAATAAATGCTCGAATGAGCGCCTACTTCATCTGTCCGACGGTCGACAAGTAATTACACGTCTATAGTGTTTGGTTGATGGAAACCAATAAAACTACGCATCTAATTGCAATAGTAGTTCATACAATTAGATGCGTCAAATTTATCGACGTCGTGCGCGCATAGCTGCAAGTTTACGTTTATCGGAATGTGCTATTTGTTCCTCAATAGAAAGCTCGCGATCGCTATTGCTTTTATGTGGAATATTGCTGTCTTCCTGTGTACGGGTTATTGGGCGCGGTGCTTTTGTTCCGGGCTTTGTTTGTCGCAGCGTTGCCTCAAGCCTTCCCATTTCTGCCATTTGAACGTAGGGATCGCCAATTGCCGATATACGTTGCAATTCTTGTGGCATACGTTTACTTGCGGCGTATAGGAATGCGGCAGGATCTTTCATTCCCCGTGTAGCTAAAACCATGTGATCGCTAACCGGTTGCGAACCTACTACCTCAACAAAGTCCGGAAAATTCGTCATTCCTTGGTGAAACTTGCCCTCAAATTCGGATTGTGCTTGCTGTTCGCGCACCTGTTGGGCTTGTTGTTGTTGACGTTGCGTCATGCCCTGTACGGTTTGTTCAACAAATCCGCGTAATTGTTGATCCCAACTTTGATTAGAATCAGGGTTATACTCAAACCCTGCGGCCGCTTGTTGAACGGCTGGTGATTGATTCACCGTTAATTGCGCCCGTAACGCGTCCATCTCCGCTTGATGTT